GTTCCGGGGTCAACTGGGCCCTGGAGGTCAACTACGGAGCCGCCTGCACCTGCGGGCTGCGCGCGGCGAAGGGGGAGTGCTACCGGCATGGCACACGGAAGGCACCGTAAGAGGCGCACCACCCGATGGGTGCTTACCGCCCTGGCGGTGGGGATGCTCCTGCTGGGCGTCTCCGCCTGCGAGGGCGCCGCCGTCGGCCAGGTCACGAACCGCATCTACCACGAGAGCGGCACCCGCTACATGCTGGAGGTCCAGCAGGCCGACGGCCAGCGGGTCCGGATCCGGGTCACCAAGCAGGCGTACGACCGCTGCTGGACCGGGGAGCGCTACCCGGACTGCTCGCGGCCGGCGAAGAGTCCCAACCTGAGGAAGGTCTCATGGAATTCGCACTGAGCACACCGCAGGTCATCGCGGCGGCCGTCCTGGCGGCGGCGGTCAGCGTCCTGGTCGCCTGGTTCGACCGGCGAATCGCGCACCGCAACCCGGACCGGGTCACCGTCCGGCTGCTCGGTTCGGCGGTTGCGGCCGAGCCCGGCGACGTCATCCTGATCGGGCTCAACACGCCGATGACCGAAGAGGAGGTCGCCCAGGTCCGGGCCGACTTCAAGGCCCTCACCGACAAGGGCATCAAGATCGGCCTGGTCGACAACGCGTCGTCGATCGCGGTTGCGAGGGGGCGCCGGGATGGCTGACCGTATCGCCGCCACCGCGCGGCCCGGCGACACCGTCATCGTCGGCTTCTCCGAGCAGCTCACCGAGGCGGAGATCGAGGCCGCCCGTCAGCACTTCGAGGGTCTCGCCGAGCAGGGCATCACCGTGCACTTCGCGTGCCCCGTCTCCGAGATCGTCGTCGTGAGGGGTGACCGGGATGCCTCGTAGCTTGCCGCTGGCCACACCGTGCGACCACACCCCGTGCGGGCATCCGTGGAGCGCGCACGACGAGTCCGACGCCGCCGCCCCGTGCTGGGTCCGGGGATGCGGGTGCGCCCGGTTCGAGGGGCCCTCCCCCTCCTCCCCGCTGGTCGCCGGCGCCCGGGACTCCCAGGTGGGCGGCGACCACTACGCGAAGCACACCATCCAGCCGTGGGACATCTGGGAGGCGTACGGCCTGAACGCCTTCGAGGGCGCCGTGATCAAGTACGTGTTGCGGCACCGCGACAAGAACGGCGTGGAGGATCTGAAGAAGGCCCGGCACACCCTGGACCGGCTGATCGAGATCGAGGAGCGGAAGGCCCGTGAGTGACGAGCTGCTGATCACCTCCGTTCCCGGCCGGACCGGGCTGTACCTCGCCTTCCAGGAGGGCACCCGGGTGACGACCATCGCCCGGTTCTCCCGGGGCGAGGAGTCCGCGAAGCAGTTCCTGGCCTGGGCCAAGAAGACCGGCATACGCTGTGAAGGGGATATGGCGGAAGAGGGGTGACCCATGGCGTACTTCGGGCGGAGACCGGAGAAGCCCGGCTCGGTGCCGGGTGCCGGTTCGGGCAGTGAGTTCGCGGCCACCCGGCGGCTCGTCGGCCGGCTGGCGAGGGCCGCCCGGAGGGGGGCCGGTCCCCGCCCGGAGCGCCAGGGGCACCGCGCCCGCGCCGGACGCGCCGGCCGGGCTGGACGCACAGGAAGGAGGGGCCGATGAGCGACCCCATGCCGTACGGGACGTTCCTGAGGATCCTGCGGGCCGAGGGCCTGACGGTGATCGAGGAGTACACCGACGGCCAGTCGCCGCAGTACCACAACCGCAACCACAAGGGCGCCTGGGGTCCCGTCAACGGGGTGCTGATCCATCACACCGTGACCAAGGGCCACGACGCCACCGTCTCGATCTGCCGGCGCGGCCACAGCAGCCTGCCCGGCCCGCTGTGCCACGGCGTGATCTGCAAGGCCGGTCACGTCCATGTCGTCGGGTACGGCCGCGCCAACCACGCGGGGCTGGGCGACGACGACGTGCTGCGCGCGGTGATCAACCAGTCGCCGCTGCCGGCCGACAACGAGGCGAACACCGACGGCAACCGGCACTTCTACGGGTTCGAGTGCGAGAACCTGGGCGACGGCGAGGATCCCTGGCCGGCCGTCCAGCTCGACACGATCAAGAAGGCGTCGGCGGCCATCGCCCGCTACCACGGCTGGAACGAGCGGTCCGTCATCGGTCACCTGGAATGGCAGCCCGGCAAGATCGACCCGCGCGGGTTCTCGATGGACTGGCTGCGGGACCAGGTCAAGGACCAGATCGCCGGCACTCCTGCCGGCGGACAGGAGGAGCAGGAAGTGCCCAAGCCGATCAGCTACCAGACCGACGAGGGCTTCACCGTCCAGTCCGGCGAGTGGACCACGGTGAAGTTCGGCGCCTACACCGACCTGATCAAGGAGAAGACGGCATACACCGCGACCGCGCACCTGCGGTTCGAGGCCCTGCCCGTCGGCTCCACCGTGCAGGGCCGGTTCTACCACCAGCGCGCGAACGGCACCCGCTGGACGTCTCCGCTGATCGAGCGGCCGGCGACCGACGGCGACACCTTCGTCGACTTCTCCAACGAGGGGTCGGTCGTGCCGTCGGAGGCGGTCCGCTTCGAGTTCGCCGTGTTCGTCGCCGGCGAGCCGTCCGCGAAGGTCAGCGCCGGGTACGTGCGCGGACTCTGCTGGGAGTAAGCGTTTCGTAAGGAAGGCCCCTGGGTATCTACTACCTGGGGGCCTTCCCCGTATCACACCGGAGGTAATTCCCATGGTTCAGGAACGCAAGGCCAAGCAGACCGCCAAGCGGCCCCAGGAGGACGCCCAGGAGGCCGCTCAGGGCTCCAGGAACGAGGAGCTGGCCCAGGAGACCGACGCCGTCCTGGAAGCCGTCGAGGAGGCCCTGGAGGACCAGCTCGACACGGAACTGCTCGACGCCATGGACGACGTGCTCGAAGAGAACGCCGAGCAGTTCGTCAACAGCTACGTCCAGAAGGGGGGCGAGTGACCGTGGCCTTCAAGCCGACCGAGGACCCGGAGACCGGCCGCCGCACCTCCCGCGAGCTGACCGCCACCCGGGCCGCCCTCGGCGCCGTCAACCGGGCGCTCCAGGAGTTGGAGTGCGCGCGGATGTACGGCCCCATGGACCCCGAGTACGCCAAGATCAAGGCCGCGCTGTTCACCGCGCAGGGCGCCCTGCATCCGTTCTGTCGCACCGGCCGTCCGCGCAAGGCTCAGGAGTGGACCCCGGAGGACGGATCATGACCGCCGAGGAGCGCGCCGCCTTCTACTGGCTGGAGCACCTGTCCCCCGCCCAGCGGCTGGAGCAGTTCCGGCCGGCCGCCGTCCCCCTCCTCGGATTCGATGAGGAGAACCGGCTCGGGGCGTTCGCCACCCTGAAGGACGACCACGAGGGCGACCGCGCGCACTGCGCCGCCTGCAAGGACCCCAACGCGGTGGTGGTCGCATGAGCCTGATGCACGCCGCCCTGAACGCCGTCGGCCGGGGATTCTCCGTCTTCCCGGTCGCGGCCGGCGACAAGGTCCCACACCCGATGTCCGGCTACCGCGACGCCGTCGGCCAGTACCACGGCTGGGGCGAGACCGCGACCAACCGTTCCGACCTGGTTGCGCACTTCTGGAACTACGTCGACCCGCAGGCCAACATCGGCATCGCCTGCAAGCCGTCCAGCCTACTGGTCGTCGACCTGGACGTGCCGAGGGAGCCGGGCAAGCTGGCCGGCACCCGCTGGGAGTACCTGCACGCCGGGTACGGCGACTTCGTCACCGGCGAGGCGCTGTGGGACGAGATGGTGTACACGCTCGGCGAGGGCGACACCTACGCCGACCAGACGTACACGGTGCGCACCGGGTCCGGCGGCATCCACAAGTACTACCGCTGGGATCCGTCGTGGCCGCCGATCTCCCAGGCGTCGCCGGCGAAGGGCGTCATCGACGTCCGGGGCAACGGCGGCCAGTGGGGCGGCTACGTCCTCGCCGAGGGCTCCCGGACGGGGGCCGGCCAGTACGAGGCGCTGTACGACGCCGTCGGTCCCCAGCCGGCTCCGGTGTGGCTGCGGCAGCTCGTCGCGGAGAAGCCCCACCAGCCGAAACAGGGGCGCCCCGGAGGCTTCCGGCAGCCCGGCGCCATCTCCTGGTCCGGGCTGGTCGACTCCGTCCGCCAGGCGGGCGTGGGGAACCGCAACAACGCCCTGGTGTGGGCCGCGCGCACGATGTGCGAGGAGGGCGCCACCGAGGACGAGGCGCTGAAGACGCTCGGGCCACCGGCCGCCGAGGCCGGGCTGGGTGACCTGGAGATCGAGAGGACCGTGCAGTCCGCATACCGGACGCAGCGGTACAAGGAGGGGCACAGATGATCGAGAGCCACGTCGACGGAAAGATCGTGCAGGTGGGGGAGGTCCGGCTCAACCCGGACAACGCCTACCCCGTCCACCTGGACCTGGTCTACGACGAGGAATGGGACCCGCTGGGCCTCACCATGCACTTCACGCAGGAGGGCGCCGGGACCGTCACCTGGGTAGTCGGCTTCGACGTGCTGCGGGTCGGCATCCACGCCCGGAACCTGGTCGGCCGGTCCGACGTGAAGATCCGCCGCGCCGTGTCCGTCGTCCGGGTCGACCTGTCCAGCCCCGAAGGGTATGTCGGCGTGTTGTTCCCGCGCGAGCCCCTCGTGGAGTTCGTCGCCCTGTGCACGAAGGCCGCCGGCGGCGAGTTCGCCGTCCAGCAGAAGATCAACGCCGACCTGGAGAAGTTCCTTGCCGACCCCGAGGGGTTCGGCCGGGAGAAGGAGGACGAGACCGAGTGAGCGTCTACCGCGACCTGCACGAGACCCTGGCCGCCCACCAGGACGCGATCAGGGTGGACCACTCCGGTCCCGAGGTGCGGCTGATGAAGCTGTCCGAGGAGGTCGGCGAGGTCATGCAGGCGTACATCGGCGTCGTCGGCGCCAACAAGCGCAAGGGCCACTACGCCGAGCCGTCGGACGTGGCCGCCGAGCTGTGCGACGTAGTGATCACCGCGATGGTCGCCCTGCATGACTGGACGGGCAGTCCGGAGGGCCTGCTCAAGCAGAAGCTCCAGACGCTCAAGGAGCGCGTCGAGAGCGAGGGATCTTGAACCCGGTCGACTTTCTGCTCGGCCTGCTGACCGGGCTCGTGGCCGTGCTGTTCTACGTCATCTACATCACCAACCGGAGGTAAGAACGTGATCACCACCATCCTGATCGCGGCCGAGAACACCCCCACCGAGATGGACGGCAAGAGCTGGGGAATCATCATCCTGATCGCGCTGCTCCTCATCGGGGGCGGCGGCGCGGCCGGCGGCGGCAAGGGGGGTCGGGGCCGGTGAGCGACCTCGTCAGCAGCGCGGAGGCCAAGCGCCTCGCCGCCGCTCACACCGAGCAGTGCCTGAAGCAGCTCCTGCGGTCCCTGGAGTCCGTCCAGGTCCAGCGCCGGGCGTCCAGCGGGCGGGAGGGCCAGCGGCTGACCATCCCCGTCGTGCGCGCCCAGGGAGAGGTCATCGGTCTCCAGGTCGCCATCGACGCAATCAAGAGGAGGCTGCGGTGAAGAAGTACATCAGGGTCGTCACGACCACCCCGTACGACGAGATCACCGAGTACCAGGAGCTGGACCCGTCCGACCTCGAAAAGGGCGAGAGGCACCTGGAGGGGATCGCGACGGACCTGTTCCACAACAACTGCAATTACGGCTTCAGCGTGGTGGACGAGGCCGACGTGCCGGAAGGGGACAGGGCGTGAACCGGCCCGGCTGGCACGAGTACGGCCTGAACCTGGCCCGCGCCGCTGCGACGCGCGGGGACTGCACCCGGCGGCAGGTCGGCGCCGTCATCCTCGACGGCCAGCACCGGGTGGTGTCCGTCGGGTACAACGGCTCCTACCCGGGCGGCCCGAGCTGCCTCGAAGGGGAGTGCCCGCGCGGCCGGCACTACCTGCCGTACGACTCGCCCGGGTACTGCGCCTGCGGGAAGGAGTGGGTGCACCCCCAGGGCTGCCCCGACGCCGTCCCGGCCGGCTCGTCGTACGATACCGGGCCCGGCGCCTGCATCGCGGTGCACGCCGAGATGAACGCCCTGCTGGCCGTGGACGACCGCAGGCGGCTGCTGGGCGCCGTCCTGTACCTCACCGCCGAGCCCTGCGACGGGTGCCTGAAGATCCTCCGCTCCACTGCGCTGCGGGCGGTCCACTGGCGCGACGGGACCGGCGGGCACTGGAGCCTGGCTTGGCCGTTCGGAAGGGACTGATCATGCCGATGCTGTCGACACACGCCGTCGTCGCCGGCGAGCGGATCACCGTGCAGATGTACGTCCACCCACACCTGTACCAGGACTCGCACGCCGTGGAGTCCATCGAGCGCGACCTCAAGGTCAGACTGGCCCTGAACGTGATCGAGAAGCTCAACATCAAGATCGTGGCCGAGTCCGACCCGCGAGACGGTCCTGCCGCCCGGGGGTTTACCGTCTGGACGACCGGGGAAGCCTGACACCAGGGACCCGGCGTTCCCCCGGCCGGGAAACCCTAGAGCCCCCTCCCGGGTCCCCGCCCACTGCGGAGGGGGCTCACCTGAAGCCCCCCGGCGCCGGTCCGCGTCGGGGGGCTTTCTCATGCCCGGAAACAGGACGGAGCCCCCCACCCGAAGGCGAGGGGCTCCTGTCACCATCCCGAAGGTCCCGAGGCACCGAGAACTTCATCCCGTTGTCGAGCGTATCACGGTCTACGCGACCCGCTTGATCCGGCCGTAGGAGAAGGCGCTGACCTCGGCGGCGGTGGCGTTCGTTGCGTTCTGCGCCCACCGGAAGGCGAGGGTGCCGGCGCTGGACGTGGTGACGATCCCGGTCTCCAGCACGGTGTTCTGGCCGCCGTCGGACCGGTAGCCGTACCGGCACAGCGTGGTGAACCCGTGCACACCCCACCGGGACACCGTGTACTCGGCGCTGGAGCCGCCGTTCTGCGCGACGGCGCCGCCCACCGAGTTGAAGGCGTTCGGGCCCATCACCCGGCGCAGCCCGGACGCCCCCGACGGCACCGACCAGTCCGTCTTGAACAGCCCGGTGCCGGTCGTGTACTGGATGTAGAACTCCACGTGGTACGTGGCGTTGGCCTCCAGGGTGAACTGGAGGTCCGGGTCGGCGGCCACGGTGGCGTCGTTGGCCCGGACGGTGGCCGCCTGCTTGACGATCTCCTCGAACTGGATGCCGGTCAGCATGGCGCCGGTGATGCGCTGACCAGCACGGATTTCGGGGTATCTGGACATGTGCTCCTCCTAAAGCGCCGTGATCGCAGGGTAGGTCAGCCGGACGTCGTCGCCCACGGAGTGCGACTTCACCACGTTGTTCTGGGACCGCTCGACGGCCAGCGCCTGCGGGTTGGCCACCCGGAAGTTGTCGTACCGCACCACCGGGTTCGTGTTCGTGTTGCCGGTGAACCGGATCGAGCGGACACCGACGTCCCCGTCGGTCAGCTCGGCGTTGGTGCCCGACGCGTGCCACCAGGTCGGCTCGAACTCGGTGGCCGGCCACACCTTCGCCCGCAGCGTCGTCCCGGCGCCCTGGAACCGCATCCGGAACATGGTGCCGGCCGCGTACGTCCGGGTCCCCGTGAACGCGGCCACCGAGACCTCCACGCCGGCGACCCGCTTGCGGATGTCCAGGTTGACCTTGCCGCCGGTCGTGAACTCGGCGCGCGCGTGGTACAGGTTGTCGGTGTCCGTGTAGCGGCCGATGATCCCACCATGCAGGGAGTCACCGGTCGCCGTCGCCGACACCGCGACGTCGCAGTACACGTCGAAGTCCGGGCCGGGGATCGCGATCGTCGACCTGCGGGACACGTCGACCGAGCCGAGCAGGTGCTGGCCGTACCCGGACGACACGCCGTAGTCGGACGCGGAGCCGCCGGTGTTCACCCAGTCGTCCCCGGAGTCCATCTCGCCCCAGCCGCTGGCCACGGTCCGGTTGAAGGTGTCGTTCGCCCAGTCCGAGGTGGCCCGGGTGATCCGGATCGCCCAGGCGTAGTAGACGTCCGTGGCGGCCGGGGTGTCGCCCTGCCGGATCCGGATCAGCGCCGAGTCGATGCCACTCGTGGGCGCCGTCACGGTGGCCTCCAGGTACGTCCAGACGCCCGCAGGAACGACTGTCAGGGCGCCAGTGGACGTGGACACCAGGGAACCGCCGTTCGCCCACCAGGCGCCCACACGGAGGTCGCTCCAGCCCTCCGGGGAGTACACCCACGCCGACACCACGTACACCCCGCCGGGCTTCACCGAGCCGGCCGGCATGATGTCGGAGCGCAGATCGCTGGAGGCGTCCAGCCCGTTGGGCGTCACCCGCACCGAGCCCTTCGCCGACGGGTCGGGGTGCACGTACTCCTGCGACCAGGCCGGCGTGGTGTTGGTGCCGGACCAGCCGGTGATGTCCGTGTCGAAGAACGCGTTGGCGTTGACGACCCCGCCCGGCGCGACGACGCGCATCTGCTCCCCGCCGACGGTGATGTCGAACGGGGTGTCGGCCACGTCGTCGGTCCAGGTGGGCCCGGTGCTCGCGTACACGGCGGCGACGGTGTCGTCGGTGTCCATGGCGAGCACCAGCTCGGAGCCGTCGGTGTCGACGTGGTCGTGTGCCAGTGCCGACGGGTCGGCGGTCGTGCTGGTGAGCACCGGCACGTTGTACGGCTTGGCCGGCACGCACTGAAGCTCGATCTCCCACTGGAACTGGTTGATGACCTCGGTGTAGCCGCGCACCATCAGGTCGATGTCGCCGGGCGGCACCCAGGTGCGGGTGTCGGCATCCCGGGCGTTGCGGATCCGGATCACCGTCCCCTGGTCGATCATCAGGGCGGCCGGGATCAGGTGCGGCGCGGCCTGGAGGCGCAGCAGGACCGTCGGGTAGCGCTCCTCGTCCCAGGTGCCCAGGTGCACCTCCCAGGAGGCGATCTCCGGAAGGACCGCGACACCCTCGGTGTTGACGGTCACCGTCGTCTCGTACGCCCCGATTCCCTCCGGGGGCACGGCCGTCGAGTTGACGCCCTCCGTCTTCTCCGCGACCGCACGGCCGCCGCGCTCCTGCTCCACCGTCACCCGGTTGCGCGCGTACTGGTCGTCGTCGGTCGGATCGAGCGGGGCGTGCACCTCGCCGCCGGCCTCGTAGTCCAGGACCAGGACCGGCGTCTGGTTGTACAGCGCGGCGCGGCCGACGAACCGGAACCCGGAGAACTGGGCGATGTCCCGGGTGTCACCGAAGATCCCCCGGTCGGTGGTCGCGCACTCCCGCAGCAGGTCCAGCAGCCGGTCCGGGCGCTGCTCGCCCATCGCCAGGGTGTCGTTGTAGTCGCCCATGAAGGTGAAGTTCTCGCCGACCTCGCCGACAAGCCGGTCCATGCGCTCCAGCGCGGACTCGCCGGGGAATCCGGTGTCGGCCGCACTGAAGATCGACTGGTCGGTCCCCTGGTACACCTGGATGTGTCCGACCGACAGGCCGTCGATCTCCGAGGACAGGCCGTTCGGCGGCCCCATGACG